CCTCAACTCATCCAGGACCTTATGCATTTTGTTTTCCAGGTATTCTATTCTTTGTTTTGTATCATCTTGTTTTGGTTTGATTGTTGCCATGTTGTTGCCATTAACATACTGATAGCCTGGTGGTGGTTTAATTACATTGTTAGGTATTTTACTCATCATCATCTCCTTTAAATTTTATTATGTTATCTCTCTCTGACTTGGGTGTTTTTTTTATAATGTCTGTAAGAACCTGGAGAAGTTTCTCACAATACCAATGAGCCTTACCTGCATCATCCCTGGCTCCTTCAAGTGTTGGTACCTTCTTACCCATACGCATAATGTATTTACAGACATTAAATTTTATTGCTCCTATCTTTTCTGCATCTGTCATTTGTGAAGTGATTGCATCAAATGTTTGGATAGGATTGTTTTTGTAGTGTGGTGGATTGATTTTATCCTTGCTCATTAGTGCCTCCCATTCTTGCTGCATTGATCATCT